GAAGAGAAAATAACAACGGACTAATTCTATTACTTCTATATTTTGCTACTACAGTAAATGGATACGCAGTTATATCTACAACTGCAAATGCTGAGTAATCTCCACCGACTCCTCTGGAAGTATCAGCAACTAGCATATATACATGGTCTTCTTGCGGCTCTTCTAGAATATCCAATCCGTCTTTAGTATAAACAAACTGCTTTGTGGACATAGCCGCAATCGTATCGGGATTAATAAGGGTGTTGGATGAACCAAGGAATCTGCATAAAACTTCTTGGTTAAACTTGAGTTCCCCAAGCATTGATTTCTGTTCAGCTGCCCATTTCTCATCTCTACCAGGAATTCTGTTATATGGGATAAACATTGGAACAAATCCGTTTAATCCTTGTTCTGCTTCGTTCCAGAACTTCCAAAAGTGATTATATCCTAAGGGGGTAGATGTGAGAAGAATCTTTGTTGTTTGACCTGCAGAAATTGTTGGATAAACAGATGTGAAGAAGTCTTCCGCAACATTATTTGGAATAATGGCCGCTTCGTCAATATACAACCAGTTTACAGATTTACCTCGAATACCGGATGAGCTTGTTGCCGCGGTGAATACTTTAGAACCATTTTCAAGTTCAATGTCACCTTTATTAAACGTTTTCACCCCTTGCTGCATCCACATAGGAAGCATTTCATACATTAGTTCGTATCGAGAAAGTACTTCTCTAGCAGCTGACGATTTATTCGCCAGAATAGCAACTGTTTTATTTTCCTGAAATAGCGTGTACCAAAGTATACAAGCTGCCGATGTAATGGTCTTACCTTGTTGGCGACCTTCCATCAGAATAACTTTACGATTATTAAGTATAACGTCTACTTTTTCTTTTTGGCATTCGTAAAGTTTAAAACTAATAAGCCCTTTATCTAATGAAACAATTTTACAATATGATTCTATAAAATAGATAGGGTCACTCATACACCGCATTAACTCTTTAACTTGCTCTGAGGTGTATTGTTGTACGGTTCCAATTGGTTTTAAATTTGGATTCCCGTTATATGATATTTGTTTATTGCTCAATTGTTCTGCCGTCGTCTTTGTTGCCTAGCATTTTCATTAGTTCCGCAGTAGAACCAGCAAATACAACATTATTATTTGTTGTTATATTTCTTGGACCATCGGGATCATCTTTTTTCAATTCTTTAGCTTTTTTCTGCAAATCCATAAGGTCTTTTGCTACATCAGAAACTGTTTTAATTAGTTGACCGGCAACTTCATATGTTCTAGGATGTTCTGAATTTTTAGCAAGCTCTATCATTTGATCTAGAGTATCTTCACTCTTATTTATAAGGTTGCGTAGAGTATTTCTTGCTAATTGATAATCATCTTCCTGATCCATTTTTCTTGATTCGGAGTCACTAACAGCGGGCAAAGTCGTGGGCAAATCTGTTTCATCCATGGGCGTTATGTCAAATAACGCATCTAATTCAGGAATTTTTTTCATCAAAAATCTTCAATTGTATCGGTGAATCCTATATCATCGCCAGGTTTAGCAGTTAGAGGATCCGGCGTAGTCGTTATAGTATTTATTCTGTCAGTCATGTTAACATTATTATATGTACTTGCAATAACCTTTTTAATAACACCTTGTTTATTGACGGGACCATAAAAGTTAAGTTTCATTGTAAATGATAAGGTCCAAATAATTGTACGTCTATCTTCAAACTCTCCCTCATAATTATCTTCAAATGATACCGAATCTAAAATAATAGGCAGATCATTTTTAATATTCAATTGAGGAATTGATTTCACTGTTAAATTATAATCAGGATTAAAGTATGGCAAAATTTGTTCTATAATTTGCAATCCATCATCTTGATTCTTAACGTAAACATATAGTTGTACATTAATATTATACGGAGTCGGTGCGTATTGTGAATCTAAAGTATTTGAAGTTGAATTAACTGCTCTGCTTTGTTGTACTGGACTTATTTTACGATTATAATCGTAATTCATAGTCGTCATCTCAAACGCCATTCTGGGCACAATAATTTGTACGCTGCGATCGTCAACATTTGGACGCTGCTGAATTCTAGCTAATGCTTTAGATTTACTGGCATAAGATAGTGGAACTTTTAATATTTGAATAATATTGCCGTCAGCATCTCTTCTTTCAACATTAATATTGTTGAACATATTGCCAAACGCAACAATTGCCTTTCGGATTGTTCCCCAATAAAATCTTTGGTCTAACATTATTTAAATACCTCTCCGAATGGATTTCTTTCACTAAAATCTAAAATGTCTGCAATATTAGTGTCAAAATCTTCGTTTCGTGCGCCACCATCATCAGCATGCAATGTAGAATATGATTCGTTGATGATTGGAGATTCACTATTTGTTTCAATAAGTAATTCATCGCCATTTTCCTGCAGTAACACAAAATTGCGAACATCTTCATTTATAATGTCGGGGTATGTATCAATTTCAGCAATGCCCGTGTTAATAACTTCGCTTGAGAACTGCATCAATTCGCAAGTTAATTTGTAGACATAAAGTTTACCAACCTGATAGAAAGGTTTATCGCCTTCTACTTTGCGTATTTCAAAATATGATTTTGTTAATGGGAAGAAAAGAATGTCGCCTTCAGCTGGTCTGTTTGCCAAAACAGTATTGCCGGTATTACCAGCAACCTCTAACCAACGTTTTCTCGAGACAACAAAATTAGCACTCTCAACGGTTTCTACACCAAATCTAGATAAGAATTCGCCTTGCCCCTCAAAACCAGTATTACTTTCCAAATACATCTCAATAGGATAAGCATGTTCGTAGTTGTTTAACGGATCTTCGCCCAAAATACGATCTTCATTGTATGCTTTGCGAGGTAAATAGTATAATTCAAAACCATAAATCTTCATACATTCTATGATTAAGTCTTCATAGATGTTTTGTTCAGAAGAACGTCCCATAGGAACGCCGGATTGAAAATATGGATTTACGGTTGCCATTTTATATTATGTTTCTATTGACAATCTATTGACACGATGTTAGTATATGCTATGAGGCTCAGTGATAAGAAGCATTCTTTAACCAACGAACATATCCACAGGCAATTCGAATCTAGACTGTATTTCAGTTTCAATTTGTCTAATTTCTTCTGTTGCTTCCTGATAGATAATCTCACCGTTTAATGTTACTCCTCCAGGAAGTTGTACACCTGCAAACTTCTTCAAATTATTGCCCCATTGTTTTTTAATTTGAGCAGTAGCATATCTTTTTAAGAACATATCGTTATATACATCGGTATAAACATCTGGGTCTAATATTCTCCAGCATTCCACAATAATATATGTACCCGGGACAACATCTGCTACCCAATCCATATCAATATGTAACCTATTCATATGTCTATTGAATCGAATTGGTTTCTGTCCTACAAGTAATTGATTAATTAATTCAAGTTCTTGTCTAACTGCAGTATAGTATATCAAATCTGTAGACATTAAAGTATACAAATCATTGATTAAAATTTGGTATTTAATATCAAAGATGTTAGTTCCCGTAGACTTATTCATAAACGGAAATACTCTCTCAACCCCCACTACCGCATTTGATATTTCAATATATTGATTAGATATATTGTTAGCTGTTATTTCATGCTTTAGATATAATTTTTCTACAGCATCGAAGTGATACTCACGGAAGAATTGAAACGCATCATCAATACGATCTTCAACTTGATCGTCATCCACGTTTATCTCGATTACAGGCGCACCCAATTGTCTTAGGCAATAATCTTTTAATTGTTCTCTAGATGTTACGCTAGCCATTATCGAGTTACTCCTGGGTTAATGGTTACAATACCTTCTACTATTCTTACAACAATATCTGCTATATTTGCTTCTATATCATATATGTATCTACCTGCAATTATGTTTGCAGTTTGACTTGCGGTTAACGAGATTGATACGTTACCTGTTGTTGCATTGGTAATATTTGCAGTAAATGTCGTAGCATTTGCGCTAGAATATGATCTACGCATTTGGCTACGAACACTATAACCTGCTAATGATATTGGATTTTTACTATTATCCAAAAATTGGATATAGGCACTAAATGTTGCGCCTTGGTCTATTACTAAATTTTTAGTTGTTGCCATTTATTATCCGCAGTGGTAAGTGCAAGCAATTAGCTTAACTTCGGTTGGTGATGAGAATGTAACATTTTCTCTTGATTTTGCTACAGTGTAATTACGCATTAAGTCATCACTTTGTTTCATGCCTTTACCTGGAATTGAAGATGTTGTGATATAATCGCCAATCTCAATATTTCCGTTTTCACCGCATACATTAATTAAACCTTCACCCAATGCGTTAATTTTACAAACATTATTATCATTCATCAAGTCTTCATATTCGGGTTTTAGTGTTTCAATTTCTACTTTTGGTTGTATTATAGTTTTTCCATCCACTAACACTTCTTCTTCGCCTCTTATTATATTTAAAAGCATGTACGGTAGTTTTCCGGAAGAAATTTCAACAAAAACTCCAATTACTGATTTTTGTTGCGGGATAGTTGATTTTGTGACAATCGTTAACGCATTGTTCATATCACCCTGTATAACAAACGGAGTATCTATTACAATATCTCCGGGCTCCATTGTCTCCGCTTTAGAATATAATCCAGGGTGGCCGCCGGTAAATGTTTGAAGCGTGCCGTTTAAATAAACTGGTCCGTCGAAATAAGATGAGCACCCCGCCTCCCATCTTGACTCTCCCTTAGTAACCCAAAGTGCTCTTCCCATTTCATTAGTTGGGCTATATGAACTAAATTGATACGACAAATCTGTACCCAATCTAACAAAAGATGTATTAACATTAGTATTGGAATCAGTTGAACGAATTGCGGGTAACCTTTGAGCATAAGATGTAAATTGTCCGGCGA